TAAGTTAAGTGTCTGTGAAAAATGCTATATACTATACCACGAGGGTCGTTAAAGAGGAACTTTTATTATGGCAAGCATTTATGATTTAGCAATGGCAATCTCAAACGTAATGGGACAAAAGGGTTACGATGGAGCAGGCGCTCAAATCGGACTAAAGAGAGAAGAGGGCGACCCTATTCTAGATTCTAGAGTAATGGATGGCTTTTCAGCTAGAGTTCACGGCAATCAATTGATCATAAATTACCACTCAATGATGTCACCAAAGGACTTTCATAGAAAGAAAGACCCAGCTATGGCTCTCAAGCAAGATTTAAAAGACATGTTTGACAACATTGAAAAGTTTCTTAAAACAGAAGTGGCTAAGCTTAAAGTTGGCAGCTTGAGATTGTCACAAGTTGGCGAAGATGACGCCATAATTCAATACCTTAATAGAGGTAGATATAACTGCATAGCCAAGAGAGTTTACAATATTCTAGGAACAGAGGCTGAAGGCGTAGCTAGTGAAGAACAGCGCAGGCATAAAGAAGATATAATTAAGTCATTTGTCAAAGAACACTCAATCTTTAACGTAGGCAATAAGATTAATAAATTAAGTAATGTTTAATGGGTCACAAGCTAACAAAAGCTCAGCTAAAGCGTGAACTGCTAAAATGCGGTCGTGATCCCGTTTATTTTATTAACAATTATGTAAAAGTAGCCCACCCAATGAAGGGGCTAATTCCATTTAATCTTTATCCATTTCAGGAAAAGTGCGTTGAAGATTTCAACGATCATCGTTTTAATATTATTTTGAAAGCCCGTCAGTTGGGTCTTTCAACAACATCGGCGGCTTATATTACATGGCTAATCTTATTTCATAGAAATAAAAATGTTGTAGTGATGGCTACCAAGCTAGCAACTGCTTCTAACTTAGTTAAGAAAGTTAAGTTGGCAATGAAATCATTGCCAGAGTGGATGATGATTTCAAAAATTACAATTGACAATAGAAACTCATTTGAATTAGACAATGGATCACAAGTAAAAGCTATTTCAACATCAGGCGATGCTGGTCGTTCAGAGGCGCTTTCTTTGCTTGTTATTGACGAGGCAGCAATTATTGAAGGGCTAGATCATCTTTGGGCTGGTTTGTATCCTACACTATCAACTGGTGGTGATTGTATCATTCTTTCAACTCCAAAAGGTGTTGGTAACATGTTCCACAAGCTCTACACTGAGGCAGAGCAGGAGTTAAACGACTTTAACCCAATTAAATTGCCTTGGGATGTGCATCCTGAGCGCGATCAAGCTTGGTTTGAAAAAGAAACCCGCAATATGAAGAAAACAGAGATTGCTCAAGAGCTTCTTTGTAACTTTAATATGTCTGGTGCAACTCTTGTAGATGGTGAAGATTTAGAAAAAATATTCAAAATGTGTTCTAAGCCAAGATACAAGACTGGCTATGACAGAAATTTTTGGATTTGGGAGCAATATCAAGCAGGGGGCTCTTATTTCTTAGTAGCAGACCCAGCTAGAGGCGATGGTGCCGATTATTCTGCTATACATATTTTCGATTCTAAAACAATGAATCAGGCGGCAGAGTATCAAGGCAAATTGCCTCTTGATATGTTTGCTAGCTTAATTATAGATATTTCAAAAGAATATGGAAATTGTTTGACGATTGTAGAGAACAACTCAATTGGTCTTTCAGTTATTACAAAATTACAAGAAATGGGGCATCCTAATTTATATTGGAGTAAAAAATCAACTCACGAACAAGTAGATCGACTATTGGCTGAGGAGCAAGTAGGCGTTGTTTGTGGTTTTACCAATACAGTGAAAACAAGACCTTTAATTATTGCAAAGTTAGAAGAGTTTATTAGAAACGATGTAATCAAAATTAACTCTCTTCGCTTAGCAAATGAATTAAAAACTTTTATTTGGAAAGACGGCAAAGCTCAAGCTATGAGAACATATAATGATGATTTGGTAATGGCTTGTGCAATCGGTTGTTGGATTAGAGACACAGCCCTTGTAGCAAATACAAGAGAGGCTCAGTATAGCCAAGCAATGCTCGCCGCCTTCAGTACAAAGAGGTCAACACTAAATACTAGCATAACTGGCATGAAAAATGCTGAGCAAAAAGTAATTATAAAGAATAAAAACGAGAAAGTAATTAATTTACCTTTCTTCATAGGTTAAAAATAAATGGCACAGAATAATAGAAATCCTAAAAATAATCAGTCTGAATTGTTTAAAAGACTAACAAGGCTTTTCTCTGGTCCTATCGTAAATTACAGACAGCAGAATATACGAAAAGATAGAAGAAAAAGACTTGATCGTTATGCAAGCACTTTCAGAACCGCTAGCGGTCAAGACTTTAAGAAAAAGAGTTACAATCCGTATGACACTCTAATGTCTGATGTGGTTAAGAATATCAGTAGATCAGAAAGATACGCTGATTTTGACCAAATGGAATATACTCCAGAACTAGCTACCTCATTGGACATTTATGCAGACGAGATTACATATCACGATGGCTTTCAAAAGCTGTTAAAGATTAATTGCACCAACCAAGAGATTAAAGAAATCCTTCATAGTCTTTACTATGATATTTTAAATATTGAGTTTAACCTCTTTGGATATGCTCGTAGCATGTGTAAGTATGGTGATTTTTATCTTTACTTAGACATCGACGATTCTGTAGGCATTAAGTCTGTTATTGGATTACCTCCACAAGAGGTTGAAAGACTTGAGGGTGAAGATAAATCAAACCCAAATTATATTCAGTACCAATGGAACAGCGGTGGTTTAACATTTGAGAACTGGCAGGTAGCTCACTTTAGAATTTTAGGCAACGATAAGTTTGCTCCTTATGGAACATCAGTATTAGATCCTGCTCGTCGTATTTGGCGTCAGCTAACTATGATGGAAGATGCAATGATGGCTTACAGAATTGTAAGAGCACCAGATCGCAGAGCTTTTTATGTTGATGTCGGCGGCGTACCACCAGAAGATGTAGAGCAGTTCATGCAAAAGGTCATGACTCAAATGAAGCGTCACCAAGTGGTAGATTCCAACTCAGGTCGAGTTGATTTGCGTTACAACCCAGCTTCAATCGAAGAAGATTACTACATTCCAGTAAGAGGTGGCGCATCCGGTACAAAAATTGAAAATGTTGGCGGTCAAGCAAGAACTAACGATATTGAAGATGTTAAGTACTTAAGAGACAAGATGCTTTCTTCTATTAAAATTCCACCATCTTATGTCGTTAGAGATTCTGCTACTGGTGCCACAGAAGATAAAAGCACCCTAGCTCAAAAAGATATTCGTTTTGCAAGAACAATTCAAAGAGTTCAGCGTTCTTTAGTAAGTGAATTAGAAAAGCTAGGCATTGTCCACCTTTACACTTTAGGTTATAGAGGCGAAGATCTTCTCTCATTCACTCTTAATCTAACAAACCCATCCAAGATTGCCCAATTGCAAGAGATGGAGAACATGAGAATTAAATTTGAGATTGCAAATAGTGCAACCACAAGCATCTTTAGTTCTAGGTGGGTAAGTGAAAATGTCTTTGGTATTTCAGAAGAGGAGTTCATTAGAAACCAAAGAGAGAAGTTCTACGATAAAAAGATAGAAGCTGCAACTGCTAAGATTGCTCAGGCTACTGTAGAAACTGGAGCAGAGGCTGGTGCCTTTGGCGGCGGCTTTGGTCTAGGCGGTGGCTTAGAAGGTCTAGGCGGTGAAGCCGGTGCAGGCTTAGGGGCAGCACCAGAGTTGGGCGCAGAGCCCGAGCCAGCACCCGAAGCAGCAGCCGGCCCAGCACCTGAAGCTGCTCCAGAGCCCGCTCCAGCCGCTGGAGGTGACGAGGGTGGACTACTAGTCACTCCTGGTGGAGAAGGCGCTGGTAAGCGCGATGACGACGCTTACAAGAAGCCCTACAAAGTAACAGTAGCTACTCTAGATGGTGAAAAAACAACAACCGACAAATCTAAGGGTAAATGGTATGTGCCTGTAACTACAGATAAAAGAGATATGGGTGCTAGAAGAAAGAATTACCTTTCTAAATCTGGTGTAGAACAAGGGGGCACTCGTCGCTCTCATAAGGGATACCACGAACTAAAGAATGTAGGCAAAGGCATTATGCAGGAATCAAATTCTAATTATAACGATGAATTGGAGAGATCTGTGCTAATGGCTACAGATGAAATTAACAAGCTTATCGGCTCATTGGAGAAAAAGAAAGATGAAACTAAATCACAATAAGAAAAGAAATACCGCTTTTCTTTACGAGACTTTAATTGCAGAACTAACAAAGAACTCTTTAAAGAACAATAAAGAGTTGCAAGAAGCTATTATAAAGATCTTAAAAGAATATTTTGGTAAAACCAAGGTGTTAGCTCAAGAATTAAGGCTTTATAAAGAGATTTCAGAGCTAGATGGCTACGAAAAGAATATTGTTGTTAAGGTATTAGAAGAAGCCAAGAAACGCAGAGAGTCATTAGATGATAAAGATATCTTTAATGAACAAACAAAGTTAATTAACAAAATTAATAAGGTTGTTGGAAAGCACGTTTACGAGAACTTTGTACCAAACTACAAAAGCTTGGCTTCAATTTATCAAATCTTTAATAAAACAACGCCTATAAAAGCTAAAGTAATTCTAGAGAGTAATTTAGCAACAGAGCTTAGCGCAGCCAAGGCTGTTCTAGAAGAGTCAGCCCCTAAAGTTAGCAAGGCTGTTTACAAAATTTTCACTAAGAAGTTTAATGACAAGTATGGTGATCTACTAGAAAATCAAAAAACTCTTTTAAAGCTTTACATTGAGTCTGTTAAAGACCAAGGTCTAGAGCTACAAAGCTTTATTAACGAAGAGATTAGCAATATTCGTGAAGCAATTGATGAATATGCTAATACAGAAGAAGGCAAGAGCCTTACAGAATCAATTGCCAAGGTAAAAGAAGAACTAGATTCGTTCAAGGGTCAATATATTAACGAGGATATTATTAAGAAAATCTTAAAAATGCAATCTTTAAGTGAGGAAATCAAAAATGGCTGAAGATATCAAGATTGAAATAAAGCCTGAAGTCTCTATAGCAGTTAAAAAGACCTTAAAGCCTTTTAAGATTGATGTTAAATTTCCCACAACAATCTCTTTAAACTTAAGAAGAGCTTTAAATGGCGATTACTTGATTTACGACCACCCACTTTTTGATATTGTTATCATGCCCGGTAAGAACAAGGTTGTTTCTTTTAGAAAGAAGGACACAAGAATTGATCCTTACCCATCACAAGACAAATACTTTGATTATTTAATGAGATTGGGCATGATTGTTCAAGATTCCATTCAGGGTGGTAATGTTTATGGCTCTTTAGAGGCTGTTTACCCAATTAATGATAAGGTAGATACAATTCAAGCCCTCTTGTTGGCAACATATAACTTTTTAAAGGACGAAAAGGAGTTATTTAATGCCGCTGAAGAGTTTGAAGAGGACTACGAAGAGAGATTACTAGACCCAACACCAGAAGAGAGCACAGAATTAGGTGAAGTGCCCCAAGCAGCCAAAAAAGGCTCAATTGACCCTAATTCACTGCCCTATGGTTTAATTTACAGGATTTAAGATGCAACTTCTAATGTTTGTATTAGCCTCTTATGGGCTAACTCTCATTCTTTTATACGGCTCTATATTTAATTCAATCAGACCAAAGGAAGGAAAACTAGGAGATCTATTTAAATGCCCTCTCTGCATGGGTTTTTGGACTGGTGTGCTTATACTTTTGATTTCCCCTTGGAGTGGACTATTTACATATGAGGTTAACTTGGTCAGTTTATTAATAATGGGCTGGTTGAGTGCTGGAACTAGCTACTTTTTAGATATGATTGTTGATGATTGTGGCTTTAAAGTAACAAGGAGAGTTAAAAATGACTAAAGGTTTTAACCCATGGGTAAGTAATCACTGGATGTTACGTCCACCCACCAACTGCTGCAAAGGATCTTA